CTACTATTCTTGAGCCCGATGATATCAAACACGTATAGAAAGAAGAGTTAAACCATGGAGATGTACCATGCCTGAAGAGACAAAAATTGACGTTGGTGATGACGAAGAAGATTCGGTTGACGTAAATATCAACGAAGGGTCCGACGATTCTGAGGACGCCGCTCCCGTAATTGCGGCGGAAGAGTCTAACGAAGAAGAGTTGGAAGAGTATAGCTCTGGCGTAAAAGGCCGTATTAACGAGCTAACTAAACGTTTTCGTGAAGAGGAGCGTCAGAAGCAATCCGCAATAACGTTTGCTGAAAACGTCCGCAAGGAAAACGAAACCCTTCAGGAACGAATTAAATCCTTGGACAAAGGATTTCTCGAACAGTTTGACGGCCGTTTAAGTGTTGAGATGGAGTCCGCGAAGAACAACCTTCGCGAAGCTCATGAGACCGGTGACGTTGACAAAATCGTGTCTGCTCAAGAGTCGATGGCAGAGTTGACTGTTCAAAAAAGCAACCGAAAAAGGCTGGATCAATCCGAAGAAGAATCCGGTGTTGTAGTACAGCAGCCTGCTCCGGTACAGCAGCCTGCTGTTGCGAAAGCGGATCCAAAAGCAGAGTCTTGGGCAGCCAACAATGGTTGGTTTGGCCAGGATGAAGTTATGACATATGGGGCTTTTGGCATTCATCGTCGTCTTGTAGAGGACGAGGGGTTTGACCCGTCGTCGGATGACTATTACGCTGAACTTGACAGTAGGCTGCGAAACGAGTTTCCAAATAAATTCGATTCCAAGCCTAAAACCGGGGGAAGAAGGGTTGCGTCGGCCGAATCTTCCAAATCCCGCAACAAGAGTGGACGGAAAACTGTGCGGTTAACACCTTCACAGGTAGCTATTGCGAAGAGGCTTAATGTACCTCTTGATGAATACGCCAAGTATGTGAAGGATTAAGACCATGACTACTGAGAATGACACATCTCGCCAAAAGTCTACGAGAACGCCAAGAGCCAATGAAACTCGTGCCCGGCAAGCACGCCGAGAACCTTGGAAGCCACCGTCCATGTTGGACGCACCGCCCGCCCCAGAGGGTTACAAACATCGATGGATTAGGGCCTCAGTAATGGGTTTTGACGACCGTAAAAACGTAGCAGCGCGCTCCCGCGAGGGTTGGGAACTGGTACGTGGTGAAGAATACCCAGATTTTGAGATTCCTACTGTTGATGATGGTAAACACGCTGGTGTTATAGGCGTAGGTGGTCTTCTGCTTGCAAGAGTTCCCGTCGAAACAGTTGAGGAACGCAGCGCGTATTTTCGCGGCATGACTCACAATCAAATGGCCGCTGTTGATAACGACCTTGCTCGTGAACAGCATCCGGCAATGCCGATCAATAATCCTGATCGGCAATCTCGTGTAACTTTTGGAGGTCCTCAAAGCGAGGACTAGGAGATAAAAAATGGCTAACAGTAATGGAAGCTTTGGCCTGCGCCCAATTAGTAAGTTGGGCGGAGGTTCAAATTCCACTGGTCTTACCGGATATACTCCGTATGAAATCGCTAATGGCAACACTACCAAGCTTTACCACGGCCAGATCGTTATTCCCCTTGCTTCGGGGTATATTGACGCTACGGGTAATGCCGCTGGTGGCACGGTTAGTCATCTAGGTGTGTTTCAAGGATGTGAGTATGTCTCTAGCACCACTGGAAAACCAGTTTGGAGTAACTACTGGCCGGGCGCCGGGGCGGACAGTGACCACCCTGTCAAAGCCTTTATTAATGACGATCCCAGCCAGTTGTATGTAGTTGCAACGGACGCTACGTGGACGAGTAAGGCAACTGCGCGTGCAAGTGTCTTCCTTAACGCAAGTCTTTCCACGGGCATTACAGGCACAGACGCTACAGGTGTTTCACTTGGACGTTTGGCCATCAGCACTCTGGCAACAACCAATAGCCTCACACTGCGGGTTATGGGTTGGGCGGAAGATCCTGAAAATCAGGATTTTGCGGCTGCTGGAATTGGCGCAATTGTTCGAATCAATAACCCATTCAATGCACCTACGGGTTCCATTGCTGCGGGTACTGTTTCGACTACCGGCGTATAGGAGAGGATTGAATAATGGCTATTAGTAGAGCACAACTGGCAAAAGAGCTAGAGCCGGGACTCAACGCCCTCTTCGGTCTTGAGTATGCCCGGTATGACGATGAATCATCGGAAATCTATGACACGGAATCTTCAGAACGTGCTTTTGAGGAGGAAGTTATGCTTTCAGGCTTCGGGTCAGCCCCGGTTAAGCAGGAAGGTTCATCGATTACCTTTGATGACGCCCAGGAAGCGTATACCGCACGGTATACGCATGAGACTATCGCGCTTGCTTTCTCCATTACGGAAGAAGCAATCGAGGATAATCTCTATGATCGTCTGGCATCTCGCTACACGAAAGCTTTGGCACGCAGTATGGCCAACACCAAACAGGTGAAGGGCGCAGCTACGCTGAACAACGCTTTCGATAGCACGTTTTCGGGTGGTGATGGTAAGGAGCTTTGCGCTACTGACCATCCTCTCGTAAACAATGGTTCGCTTAGTAACGAGCCATCGACGGCAGCTGATCTAAACGAAACCAGTCTTGAGAATTCTCTGATCGACATTGCAGCTTTTGTCGATGAGCGCGGCCTCAAGGTATCAGTTCGTGGACAGAAGTTGATTATCCCTCCGGCACTTCAGTTTGTCGCGGATCGTCTTCTCGAGTCTACTCTTCGCCCAGGTACTGCGGACAACGATGTTAACGCTACGCGTAACATGGGTATGCTCCCGCAGGGTTATACGGTTAACCATTATCTGACGGACACGGACGCATTCTTCATTAAGACGGATGCTCCTCGCGGCTTCGTTCACTTTGAGCGTATGCCGATGTCTACGAAGATGGAGGGCGACTTTGATACAGGTAATGTACGGTACAAAGCCCGTGAGCGTTATAGCTACGGTTACTCTGACCCACGTTGCGTGTACGGTTCCCCTGGAGCCTAAGACTAAAGGGGGAGGGTTTTCCCTCCCCCTACTTTCTGGGAATCATAGCCCTAGCGACTGTCCCAGCAGACGCTTACGATGACTCTAGGGCATATCTCTCGTAAGGAGAACGAAGATGGCTAATACGACTTTTAACGGTCCCGTCCGTTCAGAAAACGGCTTTGAACAGATTTCTGTTGCTGCGGTAACGGGCGCGGTTACCACCAACCTTGACATCGACGCCAGCGGCAACATTGCCACTAGTGGTTCTGTTACTGCCAGACGCTCTGTTAACACAGACTTTAATGCAGCGGGGGCAAAAACAGAGACCTTGACGGCGGCTCAATCAGGAACTGTGTTTTTGATTAACGGCGCAGCAGCAAATATTGTTAACCTTCCCGCGTTGTCTACAGGCAACGTAGGTGTGACGTATGACTTTCAGCTTACTGTGGCTGTCGGCGGAAGCGTAACAACTACATTCGTACTTCCGGGTAGCGCAGTATCTAATTTCCAAGGCATGTTGTCCCTGGTGGCGGGTACGGCGGCTAACGCCGTTAGCGACGTTGCAGGCGATACATTGACGCTGCCAAACTCAACGGTAGCTAACGCCCGTATCTCTATGACATGCGTTGTTGATGACGGAACTAACTCCACTTGGATGGCAACAGCCCTATCCACTCCTATTGCTACAATAAGTTAATTTGTTTTGGGTGGGGTCGGTTTAGCCGTCCCCACCCTTTCAGAAGGAGTTCGACATGGCTGATGCTGTAACAAAAACTACTGTAGAAGACGGTCCTAAGAGGGCTGTTATCTATTGCACAAATACGAGCGATGGAAGTGGTGAGTCTGCTGTTGTTAAGGTAGACGTATCCGCACTTTCTTCTCTACAGGACGGAACAGCTTGCACGGGTGTTCGTATTGGGAAGATTGTATTCTCCAATGTTGGAATGGGTGTGAAACTTCTTTGGGACGCTTCCACGGATGTTATCGCAGTTCAGCTGCCGGCTGACTATTCAGACACCTTGGATTATTCAGACATTAGCGGTCTTCCTAATGTTGCGGCCTCTGGAGGCAATACAGGAGACATTCAACTTACTACGGTAGGACACAGTAGTGGGGACACGTATTCGGTCGTTCTGCACTGCTTGAAACAGTACTAAGTAATATGTCTGATAGTCTTGACAGAAAGAATGAGATAGAGCTCGTCAAGATACAGGGGGATATAAAGCTTCTTTCGGAGAGGATACATATTATAAAAACGAATGATCTTCATCACGTTCAGAAGTCTCTTGATCTTATTACCAAGATTCTATGGGGTGTGGGCATTTTAATATTAGGTCAAGTAATAATTGGTGCGCGTTTAGCTCTTTTTGGATAGGGATTAATTATGGCAACGTCTGGTTCGGTTGACTTCAACTTAGACATGGCTGAAATTACGGAAGAGGCTTTTGAGCGGTGCGGCCTAGAGTTCCGAACAGGATATGACGCAAAAACGGCGCGTCGTTCGTTAAACCTTTTGTTCGCAGAATGGGCCAACAGAGGACTAAACCTCTGGACCGTAGAAGAAATTACCCAATCTCTTGCCCGGTATTCCTCCAGTTCTTCAATATCCACTTATCCTATAGGAACCATAACGGCTACGGTGGGGAGCTCCGCAGATCTTGTTGTCGGTAGGACCATTACCGGAGGCTCCAGTGGTACAACAGCTTCCGTTATTACCAAGCCCAGTGCTACAACCATAACAATTACAAAACCATCTGGCTCCTTTACGGCAGGCGAGGCTATAACAAGCAACGCAAGCGACGAGTCCGGTGTCACAACTACTATTTCCGCTGACCCGAGCCTCGCAGATGTTAACGCTACCGTTGACATTCTCGAGGCTATCGTTCGAAGAAGCGGTTCTGATGTTGGAATTAGCCGAATTAGCCGGGGGGATTATATTGACACCCCGGATAAAACCACTCAAGGAAGACCTTCCCAGTTCTACATCGACCGACAGATCACCCCTACGATGACGTTGTGGCCGGCCCCGGAAAACTCTACGGATCAACTGATATACTATCGCGTGAAGCGGTTACAGGACGCTGATACCGGTGTAAACACTGCGGATATTCCGTTTCGTTTTCTACCGTGTCTGACAGCCGGCTTGGCGTATTACATGGCCATCAAACGATCTCCGGACAGGGTTCAGTTTTTAAAGGCTCTTTACGAGGAAGAGTTTCAAAGGGCCGCGTCGGAGGATAGCGAAAGAGTAGGTCTCCGCCTGGTTCCCAGCTTTTCATCGCTGAGTATCAACTAATGTCCCGTTACGCGGCCGGAAAATACTCCAAAGGCATATCCGACAGGTCCGGGAGGGCCTATCCGCTTCGTGTAATGCTGAAGGAGTGGAACGGTAGCCTGGTAGGTCCTGACGAGTATGAATCAAAACAGCCACAGATAGAGCCAAAACGAATTAGGGCTGATCCGCAGGCGTTACGGACAAGCCGTCCAGATTCCGTTGAACCTTCTGTGGCCGCAATTCTTACGTTAAATCCTTTTCAAACTTCGGCAAGCGGATCTGCGGTTATAACCGTTAACGAGCCGGGACATGGTAGATCGACTGGTGATACGATTCGTTTCAGGACCGTAGAGGCTTTCGATGGGTTTACCGCAGCTGTTATACAGTCTTCGAGTGGATACTCCATAACTGTTCCAACGGATACGGCCACCAAGGATGATTTTTATACGTTCACCGCGTCTAGTGGTACTGCCACGGTTGGTAATCTTGAAGGTGGTGGCGGAATTGCTTCGGCCGGCCCCGTAACACTACCCGCATTGCCTATTGTTGATTTAGGCAATGGGTTTATCACCTAGTTAGGGGCTAGAATGGCTTACACATACACAACCCTGAAGACGGCGATACAGGATTACGTGCAGAGCACGGAGACGACGTTTGTCAGCCAACTGCCGCGTTTCATCTTGAACGCCGAAGAGCGCATCCTAAAAGAGTGTCAGCTTGATGTTTTCCGGAAATCTTCCACGGGAACATCGGCTTCTGGCAATGCTTATCTGTCGAAACCTAATGATTTCTTGTCGCAGAACTCGTTAAGCGTTCTACACGACTCTAACAAAGAGTTCTTGCTGTATAAGCAGGTTACCATGTTGCAGGACTACAACCCAAACCCCGCAACTACAGGCGTTCCGCTATACTATGCGGACTGGGACGAGAACACGTTTCTTTTGTCTCCAACACCCAACGACGATTTTACAATGGAACTTCATTACTTCTATAGGCCGTCATCAATCACGGTAACGGCTGACGGAACCAGTTGGCTTGGAGATAACGCCGAACTAGCCCTTCTGTATGGCGCATTGGTCGAGGCATATACCTTTTTGAAGGGTGAGGCCGATATCCTGAGCCTATACAACCAGCGATTCCAAGAATCGTTGCAGTGGATGAAAAATTTGGGCGAGGGTCTACAAACTAGAGATCAGTATCGATATGACCGCGTTCGAAGGGATGTGGCCTAGTGTCGGAGCCCTTTAGCGTTAGCAGCTTGGGAAATGCCGTAGTCTTTACCTCAGACAACGGAGGACATTCCCCAGAGCAGATAGCGGAAATGGCTCTAAACAAGATTATGAGTGTTTCGGAGACCGCTACGCCGGTTATAAGAGAACAAGCGCGTGCTCACAGACAGCAATTGAAAACAGTGTTAGTGTTTTACATGAACAAGATGGCGCAGAGCGAAAGAGCAACGATCGGGTACTTACTGAAACAACAGGGCCATGAGGACGTGGCAGAGGTCTTAAGGAGGCTGTAATGGCTATCGGAACCTCCGCAATTTGCGGGTCTTATAAGAAAGAAATCAACGCCGGTATCCATTTCTGGACAACCCACTCTCGTGGGGACGGGTCGTCTATTGCCGCCGACACCTTTAAACTAGCTATGTATACCAACAGTTCGGCTATTGACGCGGACACAACGGCTTACGGAACGACTGCTGAGGTTAGTGGGACAAACTATACGGCGGGTGGGGGAGCTATTTCTAGCGCCACTATTGGCCTGGCGGACAACAGCAGCAGCGTGCCAACAGCTTTTATCGACATGGCGGATGTTACTTTTTCCACCGCTACGATCACGAACGCTCGGGGTGCTTTGATTTACAACTCCACCCTGTCTGCTGCGGGTACGGCTGGCGATACGACACATGCTGCAACACCCGCTGTCTGCGTCATTAACTTTGGTGCCGACTACTCGTCTAGTGCCGGAGATTTTACCGTTACGATGCCCACAAATGACGCTAACAACGCATTGATTAGGTTTGCGTAATGGCTTTAATTACCGGCTGGAGCAGAGGCAGTTGGAGTTCGGGAAGTTGGAGTAGGGCACTTCCGGTCGAGATTACGGGTGTTTCCGCAGCGGCTGCCGCAGGCAGTGTGTCCGTTTCCACCGAAATAAACGTTTCAGTTACGGGTGTTTCGTCGGCTACTGCCGCAGGCAGTGTGTCTGTTTCCGGCAAGGCAAACGTTTCCGCTACGGGAGTGCAGTCTGAAACGTTTGTGGGAAAACCCCGTTTGTGGAAGGAAATCGTCCCTGGGCAGGACGCTGGGTGGGATCCGATAACGTATACCCAAGCCCCAAATTGGTCTAAGATAGCCGCATAGGAATAACATAATGGCTTCTACATATACAACAGGTTTTGGAATTGAGAAGATTGCTGCTGGGGAGCAATCCGATACGTGGGGCACGACCACTAACCACAATTTGGATATTCTAGACCGGATAGCTTCTTATAAGGCTGTGGCTCTTTCCGGGACCACCCACACTCTTACAGTTCGAGAGGCCTCTCCAGGCTCCGGAACCGAAAACCTTCAGGACGGTATGTACCGCGTGATTAAGTTCACCGGAGCCTTGGGCGGCAACAATACTGTCACGATAGCCCCGAATACGTCACCCGCTTGGTTCATTATCGAGAATGCAACCACGGATTCCGGTTCCAGCGGGCCTTACACGGTAATCCTGACACAGGGTTCCGGGGCAAACGTCACGGTCCAGAACGGCAAGAATGCGATCATCTACTGCGATGGCGCGGGTTCCGGGGCGGTGGTTTATGATGCGCTGTCGGACCTTCAGGTTGGAACTCTGGAGGTTACGGGCGCTGCGGCTGTTGACGGCGCTTTAACGGCTGCGGCTGTTTCAGCGACAACACTCACCACCAGCGGCATCGCGTCGGTTGACGACACCACCGATAGCACTTCTGGCACCACAGGCAGCATCCACACAGATGGCGGCGTTGGGGTTGCAAAAGCTCTCTATGTCGGAACGACCTCGAAGTTGGTTGGCGTCACCACACATGGCGGAAACGTCGTCAGCGACACCGACAGCACAGACGATTTGGGGACGACAGGTGTTCGCTGGCGCGCCTTATATGTCGATGCCATCACTGCTACAGACCAAATTACGGCTACCGGCTTCACAGGCACCCTAGACGGAATACTTGGCTCTGGAAGTGCTGCCGCTGCGAGTGTGACGACGATTACTTCTACCGGCGATGCGAGTTTTGGTGGGTCGGCTGCTACCGGTGTCCTGAACGCAAAGGCATCTTCTTGGTCCCGCAACAGTTTGACTTTGCAATCAGCCAACGACGCTGGCTCTACCAACTTCGTCGGTATCGCTTTCGTCAATAACGACAGCGACTCCACCGTTCAGGGCGTGGCGAATATATACACCAACCCGACCGGAGAGTTGTCGCTCACAACACTTGCCGGGATCAACTTTAAACAAGGTTCTTCAGGTATCAGTGGAGGTACTTCAGCATTTGCTATTAGCTCCACGGCTCTTTCTGCCGCTAATGCTGCTGGCCCGGCCATGCTCCAAGAAGCAGCTACTCAAACCAATCCAACCCTGATTCCACACCGTGGGTCGCTCACGACAGGCTGGGGCGGCAACAGTGGTAACATAACCGCAGTCGTCGGAGGGGTGGAACAGTTCCGTTTCGCAGCAGGGAATGTTTCGGGTGCCGCCGCTAATGCTCCGACCATTAAAAACGCAACACCAACCGCAACCAACCCCGTCTTTGTCCCCTCCGCTGGCGACCAAGATACAGGGATGGGCTGGGTCTCTGCCAATATTGGTTCGCTGGTTGCTGGTGGTGTAGAGGCTCTAAGGTGGGCCAACGGAACCGTTACTATAGCGGGACAAGCTATTGCAACAGGATTCACAGGCACCCTAGACGGCGTTCTCGGCTCTGGGGCTGCTGCCGCTGCGAGTGTGACGACGCTTGGTGCGACTGGTGTCATATCTGCTGCTGACGGATCAGTATCCGCCCCGTCAATCAGCTTCTCGTCTGACACAAATAACGGCCTTGCCTACATAAATGCGGATAACTGGGGGCTAGTGGTTGGCGGGGCGTGGAACTGGTACTTCCAAGCGGCACAGAATTACACAAACGTCAATCTCTACGCTCTTAATGCTGCTGGACCGGGGCTACTCAACGAAGTACCGACTTCCACGAATCCCAGTCTGGTACCGAATCGGGCCGATTTAGATACAGGCATCGGTTGGGTATCTGCTGACATCGGTTCGCTGGTTGCTGGTGGTGTAAGTGCTTTAAGCTGGAATGCCTCTGCCGATGTAGGCATCAAACATGCCGCCCCTCTTGTGTCCCTGCACGTTCAGGACACTGCGCTCTCTGGTTCCGACACATGGACTGCCGATGTTCAGGCCGTATTTGGCCGTAACGGTAACGCTGGCCTTGCGATCTACGCTCCAGCAGCCAACGCCGCAACGATTAAATTCGCGAAGCCAAGTGATTACAACGTGGGACAACTCAGCTACAGCTTCGACACTGACGTTCTAAACTTCACCCTTGCTGCTACTTCTTCTTGGGATATGGCCGCAGGCAGTTTCGCCGGGGCCAACGCCGCTGGTCCGGCCCTGCTCCAAGAA